ACATTATACGTCTTTATAACCTGCTTTTCGTAATCGTTCTTTCTCTTTTTCCAAATAATCAATCAGCATGGCAACATAAATGTCACGTTCAAATGGCAAAAGTTCTTCTACATCACTAATAGAATATTTATGATGTTGGCATAATGCAAATACTGTTTGGTAGTAATTGGCTAGGTTATTATACCCAGCCAATACTAGAAAAAATTCTCGAGGCCCTCGATTTTGAGGTCCTTAACAACCTTTTCCTTTGTAACATACTTTGCGTGATAAACAAGCTTAGGCATTCCTTCAAAAAACTTCTGAATCTCTTCTACCTGGTTCTTGTTTAGTGATAAAATGAAATCATCAAGTTCTTGTTTGGTGTAGTTTGCTGTATCGTGGACTTCTTCACCTTCATAGATCTGGTCCACACAACCTCTTAGAATAGCTAAAGTAGTATCTACTTCTGAGCCATCCTCTACCTTGGTTAGGGTTTTGAATGTAGGATACTTTAAGATTATACCAATTGTATCAGTGAGCTTGACATTATTTGATACGTTTTCTTTCTTCTCAACAACAATCTTATCAAGGTTGATTTCAACCTCATACATCTCACCATCATCCCTGTCTTTAACCTGGATCTTGGAAATGTTTGAAACTGACTTGGCTCTTAGGCACACAAAGAAGTACTCAAGATCAATTGCAGCCATACTATCAACATCCACCTGGTCAATTGCACAGTTATTGATTAGCTGCTTATAGACATTAATGATATCCTTTCTTTCACCTGACTCTTGAGCCATTAGGAGAAGCTTTTCTTCTCTGACTGTGAATGGTCTATAGTGAACTACCTTATTGTTTGATGGTAGTGTTAGTTGAAAGATTGGCTGACTAATTTTTGGTAATGGCATAATGCACCTCAATTGTTAAATTATAAACCTGGGATTCTACCCTTCACGGCACCCTTTAGGTCATTGATTAAATTCTTCTTCAGAGAATTATTTAGGCCCTTTAAAGTACCTAATGTTCTCTGTACTTCGTTAGCGGTGTTTAGAATGTTAACGCCTGTCTGAACAAACTCATTATTCATTACTGCGTTTCTGAAGTCATTGACTTTAGATACTGATTGAGTACGGACACTCATTGCACCGTCTCTTAAACTACGGGCATAATCATTAACAGCTTGGAGTCTTGTATTTGTAAATGCACGTCCAGACTGTCTAGATGATTTTTGTGGAGGTTCGTGAGATAGTGTTGGTGGGACTGGAACTGGTCTTGATGGAGCCTCAGGAACATCTGGTGGGACTGGGATCTGAGGAATGTTAATGTTTCTTGTGGCTGGTAGATTGACTATTGTTCTCTCAAATGATCTATAAGAGAACGTAACATTAAATTGTAGAACTTCATTACCAGCCTGCCAGCTCAATGATGGCTCAGCAATGCTAACTGGGTAGGCATCAAATAGAGTGTAGATGGCCAATGCAGCATCCTGTGGTGAAGATGGATCTCCACCTGGCTTATCGTTGAATAACATAATATCAATTGATGTAGCATACCAGCTTCTATATGCAACCTGGTTACTAAATGCACCAGATCTTACTTGTGTCTGATCGTGGCTAAGGTTCACTACATTTCTTAACCATTCATAGAAGTAGTTAATTGATATACCATCAGCATCCACATAGAATGTCATTGCGATATCTGTTGTTGCTATATCATATGGCATCTTAACTATTGGACCAGCACCATACAATCTTGCTTCTTGTGTGATCAATTGTATACCTGGTAGTGTTGCTGATGATGTGAGGTATGCCAAGTTGAAATCATATTCCGTATTCAGTGCCCATGTTGGAGGCAGGATATAAACTAGGAAGTTGGATGGCTTAATGAAACCACCACTTGTAGCTGACTTAAATTTTTCTATATTAAAAGCCATTTGAAAATATCTCTTTTGAATCCTGCCAAACTTCTCTTTTGTTTGCACCCCTAAACTGTTCAGATGGAACAAACAATGCTAGGTTCCATTCCTTAGGGTCAATATAAAGTAATTGTGATGATAAATGTGATGTCAAATAATGTTTAAGGCAAGGTCTGAACCATCTATATTTAGATGCTGCATTTAAAATATCATAATTAATTTTCAACCTTGTCGTCTCATCAAACTTTGTATTACTAATTGTATTATATAGTGAATCCATCAAAAGTGCTCTATATCTTGGTGCTAGGTAATGGATATTCAATCCATAAAACCCACCAGCCACTCTCCTTATTGGAAAGACAATAGGGAACCTATCATAATATGGCAATTCATCTTTATATTTAGGCTTGTATAAAAACATGTATAGCCTGCCAACTAGTGGCACTCTCCTATACCTTTCCATGTCTCTAATGAATTCTTTTGGCATTACATCTCTGGGAGATAGGCTGGCATACTTTTGATTTAACCAGGCTAACGACTCGGCTGAGTTATCTAAAATAATACCATCCTTCTCTGCTTCCACAAGAAGTCTTTGGAATACTGGTATACTAGTAGTTGTAGCCATTAATCTCTCGTTCTGTTAGGATCTGAAACTTCCAATTCCTATCATCACAAAACTGTTTACATGCCTTCCACTTAGCGTTATTGATGCCCCAGTTCTTTACTTCTGTAATGTATCTTGGTGTCACTCTACTCTTCTTCTCTGGCGGTCTAGTCTGAGATGATGGCTTAATCTCTATTACAATCTTGTCAATGCTGCCATTCTTGTCACGTCTTTTAACACTAAAGTCGGGGAAGTACCTATGGTATCTCCCGTCAATTGGAGAGATGTACGGCACAAAGAACTCTTCACTAGACCACTCTAACACATCGGGATGTGTATCTAAATAGTTCATCAATTTAAGCTCTAAAGATGAACGATAAATAACATTGGTGGGGTCACCTCTGTATTTTTGTGGATTTTTGACTTTATAACGCCCCTTATAACTCATATAGGTATTTATATGGCTGCTGGTTCAAAAACGAACAATCCCAACGTTGTTCTCAACGATGTCAATAGAGCTGGCAGGGGGTCGGGCTCGCGCAGTAGAGCAGGCGAGGCTCTTCTACACTTTCCAGCTGCCTCTGATAAGTTGGGTATGGGCATGTTGTTTGCATTTAAGAAGTTTAGTTATGGTGGTCCAGGCAGCAAAGCTAAGATTGCAACAGACGTAACCCAGGCGCATATTGCATTGCCACTACCAGAAAACCTAGTTGATAGTATTGGTATTAACTACGAAACAACAGACTTGGGTGTCGCTGGGTTAGCGTTCCAGGCTGGTGCCAAGACCGGTAAAGCACTTAAAGATTTTATGAGCCAGCAGGAAACCGCAGCCGAAGGTAAGGATGCTGGTGGTCCAGGTGTCTCAGGTACAGCTGAATATGTCCTAAGATCCATGGCCCAGGTATCTGGGGCATTGGGTGGTATGTTGAATCTTGCTTCAGGTAATGTTCCAAATCCTTTCCAGACTGCTATTTTCAAGAACGTAGAAATTAGACAGCACAACTTTACATTTAGACTTGTACCTGAGACGCCAGAAGACTCAGTAATGATTGCCAAGATTATTAGTGAGTTTAAGTTCCATGCTCTACCAGGCGGTACTGCAGGTAGTGCATTCTTGGCAATGCCAGATGAAGTGGATGTTATGTTCTTTGGCACAAATGCATTATATGGTTTTGCAAGATGTGTAGTTAAAAGAGTCCAGGTAAATTATGCACCACAAAATGTCCCATCATTCTTTAAGAATACACAAGAGAGTACATTGATTGGTGCTCCTCAAGCTGTAGAGTTGCAGATTGAGTTGAGTGAAATTGAACAGTTAACAAAAGCTTCATATGAAGAAGAATTCAAAAGTCTTAGCAGCCTAAGCGCTACTCAATCCCCTGAAGGTGCTGAGACTGTACCAACTGCTGAGCAGCCTGGCAACAAGTTGAGATCTGGTACTGCTAATCCACCAACAAGATTTGATGGTGGCCAGCCACTAGTCACTAACACACCACAACCAATTCAAGTTCAGCTACCAGAGGGAACAAGATACTTCCCAGACCAAGCAGCATATGATGCATGGAAGGCAAATCCAGCTGGCGTTGTACAACAGAATGTTGGCGGTAGAGTTTATTATACACTACCAGGTCAGACCACAGAGGGTACAGTTACCCAAAGAGAGTTCAAGGCAGTTATTACAGAAACAGGTCAACCTGATCGCTACTTTAAGAGTCAGGCTGCCTATGATGCCTACCTTGCTAACCCAAGTAATGTCGTTGCCCAAAACATTGGTGGTAAGACCTACTATGTATTGCCTGGAGAAACCTAATGGCTATTAGCTACTTTAAAAATTTTCCTCTTGTTCAGTATGGCCAACACACCATAAGAAACATTATTCTTAAAGGTAAGATTGGGAAAGATTTAATTCAATCGTATGATGCATACTACCCATATACAATTAAGACAGGCGAGACACCAACATCTCTTGCATACGATTACTATGGTGCAGTAGAATACGTCTGGTTAATATTTCTTGTTAATGATATTGTAGATCCTTATTACGATTGGCCAATGGACGATAATGTTTTTAATCAATATATCACAAACAAATATGGTAGTGTTGTAGATGCAATGAACTTAGCTGCTGGTGCGTATTACCGTAATCCAGATTACTCATATTGGATGACTAAAACAACTTATGAAAATATTTCTGACAGCGAGAGAACTGGCTGGACAGTAGTATCTAATTATGATTATGAAGTATATAAGAATGAAGAGAAAAGAAAGATCAAGCTTCTTGATAGATCAATAGCAGTAGATATTGCATTTGAGATGGAAAAAATCTTGAAGAAGGTTAATAAAGTATGACGGAACCTAAGGTCCTTGCCCAATCCTTTATTATTAACAACAAACAAGTTGATCAATTTGGGTATAAGGCATTACTAATTAAGAATACAAATAACTCAAAGGCTGAGTTTAATTTTACATCATACCTTCAGAGGTTTTCAATTTTTGAAGGTATGTTTTCAAAATTCATGTATTGTGAAGGTCAGATATATGACGGTGCTGGATTTTTGAAGACAGTTGGTCTCCAGGCTGGTGATATTATAAGAATAGATTTATTTAAAGAGCCAGGTGACCCTATTGAGGATATGATTTCAAATGATTATTATGTTGAATCAATTGGTGCAAGTACAAGATTGGTTAGTGGTAAGGGTGAAGTGTTTACATTTAGAGCTGTATCTAAAATTGGGTTTGTTGGCTTAAAGTCAAAGGTTAAAAGATCTTTTGTAGGGAAAGCTTCTGACATTATTCAGCAAATTTGTACAAAGTTTTTTGAATTGGAACCAGGTAAGGTTGATGCTAAAAACATTGAAGATACTTTTGGTTCACTAAACATATCCTCATCTTCATTACCACCATTTCAAGTAATTGAAAGAATAAACACTCAGGCCATATCACCAGCAAATAGGGCGGGGGATAACAATTTCTTCTTTTATGAAACAAGAGAAGGTGTTATATACAAATCTCTAAGAAAGATTGTCCAGGATGCAAACACATTTAATTACATTGTGCCAGCCGATAAGAACAGAAACCAGGAGTCAGAAGAAAAAGATTACCTCAGACTTCTAGAGTTTCAAGTTAAGGCAATGGATGATCAGCACCAAAAGGTAAAGGAAGGTGCTCTAGAAAACCAGACACTAACATTTGATTTCATTTCTAGAAAGGTAGAAAAGAAGTCGTTTAAGCTTAAAGATAACTATAAAGACATATTACTTCTTGGTGAAAACCTAGCGTTTGATATGGATGAGATTGATAACTTAGTGGGTGATGATAAAAGAGTCACTGACGAAGAGCAGAATGTTTTTCCTAGATGCAGTAATAAATCCTATGACCAGCAAGAAGACTTTGTTAGTTTAAAGAGAGGACCTTCCCAGGCTCAGCAACAACTAATGAATCAAATGGTAATATCTTGTAGAGTATTAGGTAACCCTAAGATAAAACCTGGCGACATTATTGATCTCAAAGCAGCTCAGCCAGATGCCTCATCTGATGAAAAACGAGATCCATTTTTAACTGGTAAGTTTTTAGTTGGTAGTATTAAGCACGTTGTCATTGATGCTGGCACTTACGAGACAGTTATGGATTTATTTAAAGATGGATATGAGTTTGATATTTCAAACTTTAGAAGGGATACTAACAGCAATTTAATTCAACCTAAGCAATAATTATGGAAACAGGTCAATCAAATTTTAAAAATATGGTTTGGTTCATGGGTGTTGTAGAAGACATCAATGACCCACTAATGATTAATAGAGTAAGAGTAAGATGTATTGGTTACCACACCCAGGATAAGACTCTAATGCCAACGGGTGATCTACCATGGGCACCATTCATCTCATCAACTGCTCAAATGTCAGCACCACTAGTTAATCAAGGCGATTGGGTTGTTGGATTCTTCATTGATGGTGAACAGGCACAGCAACCTGTTGTGATGGGGTCATTGGTTGGTATTCCAGAAAGTCCAGCTAATCCAAATGAAGGGTTCTATGATCCATCTGGAGTCCACCCAAGGTTTCCTGGTGAAGGAACAAACCCAAGACATGCAAGAGGTGAGGTTGGCACAGAAGACAGAAATGCTGTAGCCTACTCTAGAGCATCTGCTACACCAAATATTCCTTCAGCAGATGGAGCAAAATTTGCCGAACCAATTTCACAGTTTGATGCTCGCTATCCATTCAACCATGTTATGGAAACAGATGCCGGCCATGTGATTGAATTGGATGACACACCAGGTTCAGAAAGAGTTCAGATATTCCATAGAAAGGGATCGTTTGTTGAATTCCATCCAGATGGCTCTATTGTCCACAGAGGTGCCAAAGACCGCTATCATATAGTATTTGAAAATGAGAATCTATATGCCGGTGGCAATATGAATATGTCTGTTGTTGGTTCAGTTAATATTCTAGCTGGAGCCAATACAAACATATCTACTGTTGGCGATGCTACGTGGAGAGTTGGTGGTAATATGAGAATGGACATTGGTGGTAACTTTGACATTGCTGTTGGTGGTGCAACCAATATTGATTCTGGTGGAACTGCAATTGTATATTCAGGTGGCAATGTTGAGTTACAGGGTAACCAAGTCCACTTTAACAAGCCAACTCCTAAACCACTTGGCTCATTAACAGCCCCTACCCCAATTTCAAAATCATCTGGCGGTCCTACAGTATTTGAAATTATTGCTCAAGATGATGATGAACCAAAGACAATTGAAGAGTATAATGCTATTCTAGTAGCTGCTGGCTTACCACCAGCCAATACAGCACCACCAACAGAGGGTGAAAGTAATACTCCACCAGCGGGTGGTGAAAAGAAAGATGTTAAGTGTGGTTCAATTATACTTCTTGACGATTACTCAAAGGTTAAGGTATCTAAAAATTACACTCTTGCTGACTTTACTCAGGGTGGTAAGAGAAGATTGCAGGCCCATATGGGTAAGACAGAAGCAGACATTTTATGTAACATTGTCAAAGTAGCTGAGAATATATGTGAGCCAATCAGAGCGGCTGGTATTAGATTCAACATTACATCATGCTGGAGAAGACCAGGTGATGCCCCAGGTAGTAAGGCAACCTCTGACCACAACTTTGGTAGAGCTATTGACATCAATGTCCTAGGTATGTCAGCCTATGAGGGTGCCCAGAAAATATACCCAATTGTTGGTAAGATTGCCAAGCAGTTCTTGCTAGAATATGCATCTGGTCCAGGCTGGTTGCACATTGCATTTGATGAGGGCAATAAGCACGCTCTACCAACAGCAACATTTAGAAATAATGCTGTATATGCGCGTAACACATTTATTGACTTAAAGCCTGGAGTTAGAGCAGGATGACAGCGGTAGCCAGAAAGGATGATAAAGTCTATTCCCCAACTGGCGTTGGTACACGTTGCGGTAATCCTGTGGATACAACAGTTGGTGAGGTCAATTCTCGTTCGGTATTTGCAAATAACAAACTTATTCCTGTCAAGGGTAATAAAATTGCACCACATAAGAAAAAGGGCTGCCAGCCTGATGAATCCACTCTCGACAAGTACTCTCCTAATGTTTTTATTGGTGGTCTAGAGATAGGAAGAAAGGATGATCATTATGCAACTGGAACTGAAGAGCAAAATACAATCACAGAAGGCTCACCTAATGTGTTTGCAAATGGTTAATATAAATAACCTTTAAAGAGGAATACTATGTCCAGTTACACCAAAACAACTTCAACATTTATTAAAAAGAATGTCAGATACTCTGATCTAGGTATCAATTTTGGTAGAAACCCTTTCAATAGTGACCTCAATAGAATCACAGAAGTTGACAGTGTAAAGAGAGCTGTCAAGAGTCTTATTTTAACCAATAGATACGAAAGACTATTGGACCCAGAGATTGGTGGTAACATTAGAGCATTGTTGTTTGAGCCGATGTCTGCCATGACAACAACAGTTTTGGAAGATTATATAACAGATACAATAAAGAATTATGAGCCAAGGGCAATCTTAGATAAGGTAGTTGCTACACCAGATTATGATAGAAATTCTTATGAAGTTACAATTCAGTTTAGAATTAACTCAGTAGAACAACCACAGACCTTATCTGTTGTTCTAGAGAGGGTAAGATAACATGGCTAATGGATTTTTAACAACTTCTGAACTAGACCTACAAAACTATAAGTCTAGTCTAAAGACATTTTTATCACAGCAAGAACAGTTCAAAGACTACGACTTTGAAGGTTCTAACCTATCTGTGTTGCTAGATCTACTAGCATATAACACCTACATGAATGGTGTGTATTTGAATATGATTGGTAGCGAAATGTTCCTAGACACAGCTCTGCTAAGAGAATCAATTGTGTCTCATGCTAAAGAATTGAACTATACACCACGCTCTAGAACAGCAGCTGTTGGCTATGTTAACATTAAAGTAACACCTACGGACTCACCTGATTCTATTACCATTCCAAAGTATTATGAAATTAATGGTAGAACAGAAGATAACACAACATACTTCTTTACCACAGATGAAGCAATTGTAATTAGAGCCAACAACGGTGTATATCAAGCAGCTAATGTGGCTGTGTATGAAGGTAATATCGTCAAGGAAGTGTTTATTGCCAACAATTCAACTCGCTACCTACTACAGTCTGCCAACGTTGATGTTCAATCAATTAATGTTACTGTAAAGGATTCACCATCAGCAACAACAGAAACAAAATGGAATAAGGAAACATTCCTATTTGGTTTGGATAATGCTGATGAAGTGTACTTTGTTCAGGGTGCAGAAGATCATTTGTTTGAGATTGTTTTTGGCAATGGTGATATTGGTAAGGCTCTTGTTGATGGTAATGTTGTTACTGTTAATTACAGAGAAACCAATGGCCTAGATGCAAATGGTGTTGAAAACTTTACAGCACCAAATTCAATTGAAGGGTATACAAATATATCTTTAACAACCGTTACTGCAGCAGGAGCAGGTGCCGAGCATGAAACAGATGATGAAATTAAATTTAATGCGCCTCGATATTTTCCAACTCAGAACAGAGCTGTAACTGTTGAAGATTATATTGCCTTAACAAAGCAGGCATTTCCTTCACTAGAAATTGTTACAGCATATGGCGGTGAGGAAACAGAACCAAAGCAATATGGTAAAGTAATTGTTGCAGCCAAGCCATTTGGTGGTACAAAACTAGCTACACCTCTCAAGAACCAAATGTATAACTTCCTGAAGGAAAGATCATCTATATCAATTGACCCAGTTGTTGTAGATCCTGAATACTTCTTTGCTGAAATTGTTACGGAAGTTCTATACAACATTAATCTAACAACTAGATCTGCAAGAGATATTCAGGCTCTTGTAGAAGACACTGTGTTACAATGGGGTGATGATAACTTACAAAAATTTGGTTCAGATCTTAGATACTCTAAGCTGGTTAAAGCAATTGATGATTGTGAAGCTGCTATTATCAGCAACAACACTGAACTGAGAATTGTTAAACATTTAGAAGTAGATACAGGTGTTCCATTCAGAATTTCTTTTTCATTTGACAATGAGCTAAAGAAAGAGGTGTCCACATCAAGAAAAATTTATGAGGATACCACATCAACAATTGAATCCTCGTTGTTTACTTACAACCTAAATGATGTTGATTATCTTGCTAAAATTAAAGATGACACTCAGGGCAACCTAATGATTGTTTCTACTGTCAATGGCGTGGTGCAGTTATTGAAAGATAAGATTGGTACAATTGACTACACAACAGGCGAAATATCAATAGCTGAAACAATTTATGAGGATCTTGGTACAGAAGGTGTACTAGAAATTTATGGTAAGACAAAGAAGCTTGATATTGAAACAAAGGCTAACAAAATTTTACAAGTAGAAGCTGGGCATCTTGTTGTTACAGTTAATGGCATCAGAGAATAATGAAAGAATTAGAAAAGTTCATATCTCCATTCATTGCTGATCAATTTCCTTCCATCTATAAAGAAGAGGGACCTCTTTTCATTACCTTTGTTAAAGCATACTTTGAATGGTTAGAAAGTCAAGATCAGGTTCTCTATGATTCAAGAAGACTTTTAG